AACTTCATTGTTACAGCGGTATTTGTTTTCTGCAATCTCACCCACAGACCTTGCTCTCAAGTTTAAAAAATAAAACTCAATGTCTGTGATAGGAAGTTTGTCTATGTCAATATCTTCAGTCAAAGTACAATTGTGTAACACTTGACGAATATTCTGTTCTATAGCACTTTCATCACTTGCTTCAAGTGCCATTAGCAAGTTTCTTTGTTCTTTAACTAGAAATGGTCTGAAACGAATGTGTTTTCCAGACAAAGGCAAATCAAGTTCATAAATCGGTGTATCTATTTTTGGCAAAGCCATAACAATCTCCTATAATATATTAAGTCTTAAATCCTTGAGCAACTGAAGTCATATCATAAATCTTCCCTGATGTACTGCTATTGAAAGGATTGTATGAAGTTCCGCCAGCATATTTCGTTAACGCACTTGTTGCCATGTCAACAGCGGTTTCAACACCAGCATTAATAAGATTCTCTGCAAATGCTGCAATAGAATTGTTTTCCCAAGTGTAATAAGCAAAAGTCACAGCAAGTTTATGATGTGAATTCTCATTACTCCAATCTAAATCCAATTGATTAATTGAAATCGGAAAAGCATCAACTAAAGTAATTGAGTATGAAAGTTGATTTTTTACGTTATATTGATTTACAGTAATTGGTGTAACATAACTTTGTCTATAATTGAAGTCATATGTTGTTCTTGGATTGATTAGATTCATCCAAGCATCAAACAGTTTCTTTTCACTCATATCATCACTTACCATAAAAGTCATTGTTGTATCATTGTAGGTTGTGAGATATGGAAGTTTTTCTGTTGGACCATAAATCTTTCTTTCTGCTGTTGCTAGTGTCTTGCTTGGCAACTCTGCATTTTCACATCTTAATTTTATTTGCCTTCCCGTGTTTAAGTATGCCACAAGTTTAAGTGGAATTGCAATTTCCACATCAAATCTGGCTGGTCTGGCTAAGTCAGTTTTGAAACTTGCCTTAAATTCGTTTAATGATGGCATTTATTTTTTCCTTATTTTTCTCATAGATTCTTTAAATACAGAACCCTTGTTTTGCTTTTGGAATCTTTCCACTGGCAAGAACAATGCAGATTCCCATTCTTTAGGAAATACTTTCAGAGGTCGTGTGGCCATATGCTCATAAAGATAGTGCTTCAGACAGGGTAGAAAGGCTCTGAAGCGTCTGGATGAGGCCAGCATATCGTAGGTCTTGTTTGTAATTCTGACCCTTTCTATGCCCTCTCCGTCATCGTCGGTAATGGCAAGTGGCATTAATGCATCCATTAGCATACCACGAACCATAGGTGGCAAATAATGAAAGTTGATTCCTAAGAAGCCTTCTGGCATCTTTTTCAATACCAACACTAATGGAAATATATCATAATAAGGTAAAACATCAGCATATTTTGGATCATAAGCAAAGAAGTATAAGTTTCCTAGTATGACCCTTGATTGTTTTCTTTGTTGCTCACGAATTATGTCTCTGGACATTCGTGAAGGATTACGAAGATTCCTTACTTGTTCCTGAAACCAACGAACACTTTGCCTTGACAATATTTCATAGTCAAGCATTGATCGTTCTTGTGCTAATTGAGTGAGTTTAGATTCCATTGAATATTTATGTTAGATGCCAAGATGTTTTTCTGTGATTACTTTGAACTCCCAACCTCTATCTAAGCAATACTCTTGTGCTGCTTTCCACTTTGCTTGATTGATACCGTAAGTTGTCACCTCTTGTAAATACTGCTTGGTGAGTCGCTTTCTAGGTTTGGGTTCTTTAGTCTCTCTGTCGGGCTTCACTTCTATAATCATAGTCTTTGTTTTTCCGTCTTTGGTTTTGACTCTCACTAGAAAGTCGGGAAAGTAACGATGAAACCTACCGTCTACCGGCGATTTGTATGGTATAATGAGTTCTTCTGAACCCCATTGTAGAATATCATCATTCTTATCAAGCCAGTTCATCACTCTACACTCCCATGATGACCTATAGATGATATTTTTATAATCTCCCATGTATTTTTGTGGGTTTGTGGGATTAAATCGTCCAGAGTATGCCATATAAATACTTTCATTAATCTCTTATCTATTTAACACCCATGGCTCTCTTAAATCAAATTGGTGGAATATCCACAGGTGGGTTAACTGGAGTTCTCAAAGGACCTCTAGACAGACTTTTTGGTAATAAAAATGTTCCTTTTAATTACAAATACCCTGCAAGTTTAGGTAATGAACCTTCAAGAATGCACATGGTGCAATTCACCATATTTAACATAATTCCTAAACAGTTTGACGTTTTAGGTACTATAGATTCAATAAGCCAAACAAAAAGAGCAGAAGTTGGTGGAAAGGCTCAAGCGGTAGCCGCAAAAAGTGCTGATGTAGCACAAAACCTACAATCTTACTTAAAACCAGACAGAAAGCAAGTAGCAACAACAATATCATTGTATATGCCCGATACTTTATCAATGAACTATCATGCTGAATATAGTGAATTGTCTATTATGGATGCAACTAATAGTATGAATAGAGTTGCTGGAGCCATTGGTTCTTTAGCGGAAGATTTACAAAAAGGTGGTGTTGGTGGAGATAATCTTAAAAATAGTATAGCTAAAAATGTTAATGCTTATGGTGCTGAAGCAGCACTCAGAGCAGTAGATGCAACTACAGGAATGCAAACAACCACTCTTGGATTAAGAGCAATGGGATTAGCAATCAATCCTCAGCTTCAATTAGTTTATAAAGGTGTGGGATTTAGAACATTTAGCATGGAGTTTCTTTTCACTCCTAGCACAAAAGAGGAATCAGATCAAGTTTCTGCAATTATAAACTCTTTCATTTATGCAGCAGCACCAACGGTTCAAACAGAAACGAACGGTATGTATTTTATTCCACCGTCAATATTCAATCTGAGTTTTAAGGTGGCTGAAACTGGACAATTTTCTAGCTTAACGAATATGTTACAAAAGGCGGGGAATAGTATTATTCCTGGAGTTCCATTAGGAACTTCATTAGCTAAGAGATTTGGTGCTGCATCTACTGGTGTTGAAAATGACAGACTATACAAAGTTGGTGATTGCGTATTAGAAGATATCTCAGTAGATTATGCACCAAACGGATGGGCAGCGTATTCTGGTGGTGCACCAGTTCAAACAAGACTAACTCTGTCATTCAAAGAAATGGATATTCTTGATAGAACTAGAATGAACACTTCAATAGACCAAATGAGATAAAGCAATGAAATATTTCAGTAATTTTCCAAAACTTATTACTTCAGATGGTAAAGGAAATGTTAATCTATCAACAAATCTTTTAGCTAGAGTAAATTTAGTTCCAAGTTTATTAAAGAATCCTGCTCTTTACTATAAGTACACTATGCAGGATGGTGATACACCAGAAATCATAGGATCAAAATATTATGATAATCCATACAGATATTGGATATTTTTGTATGGAAATAACGTAATGGATCCTCAATGGGATCTTGCTCTATCAAATTTAAATTTTGATGCATATCTTCAAAACAAATATTATGATGCTGCAAACTCCAATAATCAAACAGTTATTGCATATACAAAGTCAACTATCAAATATTATAAAAAAGTTGTGCATACATATGATTCTGGTACACAAACAGAAACTACGATGAAGTATAACGTAGATGCACAAACATATGCTAATCTTCCTGTCAATCTAGTAACTACAAAATATTTTGATGAATTCAGTTATGTTACTGTGACTGAGACAAGAGAGGCACAAGACATTTACGATTATGAACTACAAACAAATGAAGCAAAAAGAGAAGTGAATATTGTTAATAGACTATATGCTGGCCCAATGGAAGAAAGATTAAAATCATTATTGAGCACATAATATGACAACAACATTAGTAGACAATACTACAGTTGGAGTAAATAGAGATTACTCCTCAGACAGTACAAAAAGTGGTATCAGAAATGCAAAAGATTATAATCTGATAGCTTTAAATGTTTTGTCTGGCCAATTTATTACATTAGACTTGAAACCAATGTTAGTAGAACTATCTTATTTTGAAGATATCTACAGTAACTCTGTATCTGGTCAAATTTTAATAAGTGATGCTCAAGGTGTGATTGAAAAGATGGGTATGCATGGAAATGAATATATCCGCATGGCTTTTGGTAAAGACGAAAATCCTAATATAAGAATCGATAAGATATTCAGAATATACAGTATAAGCAATAGACAGAAAACTACAGGATTTGATACAGAAAACTATGTAATACATTTTTGTTCTGATGAATTAGTTTTGTCTGAACAATACAAGATAAGCAAATCATATAACGGTAAGAGTATATCTCAAATTGTAAATGATGTTCTTCTTACCTATTTAAGAGTACCAGAGAACAAATATGATGCTAGAAACATAGAACAGACAAAAGGTGTCTATAGCATCATAGTTCCAAATTTAAAACCATTTGAAGCTATCAATATGGTTTCTTTGTATGCTCAAGCATCAAAGCAAATTGGTGCAGATATGCTTTTCTTTGAAAATGCAAAAGGATATAATTTCGCATCATTACAATCTTTGTTTCAAAAAGATCCTTATCATACATACGAATATCGTCCAAAGAATATTAGTATGGAAAACTATGATAAAAACATCAATCAAGAAATATTCAATGTTCTTGGATATGAAATATTGAATTCATTTAACGTAATTGAAGGAATTTCTTCTGGTACCTTTGCAAACAGATTACTTACAATAGATCCACTTCTTCGTAATTATAAAGTAACAGATTTCAATTATCTTAAGTATCGTGAAAAATCAAAATCTTTAAATAAAAACCCTGTTGTCAATAATCTAAAAAATAGATTTGGTAGTGCTTTATATGAAACACCACAAGCTTGTTTCAAATTAGCAGGAACAAACAGTGGTTGGGAAAAAGTAGATTATATCAAAGCTAGACCAGGTTCTGTTACAAAAGATATATTCGTTGAGACATTCTTCTCACAAAGAAAATCTCAGATAAGTCTTGCTAATTACACCAGAGCAAAATTGTATATTGCTGGAGATCCTAATGTGACTGTAGGTTCGACAATCAATTTTGATTTGTTATCACAAGACCCTGCTTCTACTAATGATCCAAAACAATTAGACCCATATTATTCTGGAAAATATCTAGTGACTGCGGTAAGACACATTATTCAAACTGCTGCATATAATACAATCATTGAAGTTGTAAAAGATAGTTTACCTCAAGCATATCTACAAGTTGATAATGAAAGACCTATAATTAAAAATACAGTAGCAGGAGTGAAAAAATAATGGATCAAACAACTGTCTTTACAGGAATGAATGGATTTGTTTGGTGGATAGGTGTTGTTGAAAATAGAAAAGATCCATTAAATGTTGGTCGTTGTCAAATTAGAGTGTTTGGTTGGCACACAGATGATAAGAATTTAATACCTACATCAGATTTACCTTGGGCCCAGCCAGTTCTTCCTGTAAATAATTCAAAAACATTTACAACTCCGATTGAAGGTGACTGGGTTATAGGATTTTTCTTTGATGGTCCTTTAGGTCAAGCACCCGTATACTTTGGTGTGTTGCCGGGTATTCCCACACCTTATGTGAATAATCCACAAAAAGGTTTTTCGGATCCAAGAACATCAGCAGAGTTACTAACTGCTCCTAACACTCCCATAGTTTCAACATTAAGTGATGGGTCAGGAACTGTTGTAAAAAATCAACCAGCAGTAAGAAACCCCAATCCTCTTACAGTTGGATATCCAAATACAAATCTTTTAGCGATTAATGATCCAAAAAATCCTCCACCTTCTATTGCATCAAGATACTTAGATTCTACTGAAGGTATATCTGGACCAGATGCAAAAAGTGTCAATACAGCCATTGCTGGTGCAGCACAAGGTGCGGCTGCTGTTACACAAGGTCTTACTCAAGACTTAAAGAGCTTAGTGCCAAATGCAAATTCTTTAGCAAACTCAATACAAGTTCCACCTGGTGGTCTATCAAAGTTATTAGGCCAAAGTCTCGACTTAGGGGCTGGACTTGTTGGGGGTGATTCCGCAGCACAGAAAAAAATTCAAGAGGCTAAACAAAAACTAGCACAACAAGATGTTGATAGACAACTTAAAGATGCTTTGAAGGCATCACAAGAAGCACAGAAAAAAGCAGCAGCATCATTGAATGAATCTTTAGATTCTTTAGGAGATAAAGCAAGTAAGATAGCAGGAAATATTTCCAATAAAATGTCAAACTTAAGTCCTGGAAAATTGACAACACAAACACCTGTCATATTAGATGTAGGTGATAAAGCAGCACTTACTGAAACTGGAATATCATTTGAACGAAGTTTGTATAAAAATACTAAAGATGAAAATTTAATATACGCCGGTAAAGATCCTGTTGTTTGGGATAGAACTAATCGTGAAAGATTGAGAAGAAAATTATCAAGTCTAGATGCAGCAGGATATCCAAGACCACCAGAAGATCCACCAAAAACTGTAAGTGCCACACCAAAGGCAAACTTGGGTGCAGTCGCACCAGGAACAGCAGTCAATGTTTATGCCCCCAATAAAATTCCTAATGAAGTTCCATTGGAAAAAGTAGGAAGCACACTAGAAAAGTCTACAGAGAATATGATCATGCTAACTAGTGAATATATCGATAAAGTAGCATCAAACTGCTATAGACTCGTAAACAACATGAATACAAATGTAGATTTACTTAACTTCAATCTTTATTATGAAAGAAGTTTAAAAATAATTGCAAAGAAAATTGATCAAGTTGAAGAAGCATTGACTCAAGCTGGGAAAGATATTTCTCCCACAAAAGATTTAGAAAAAAAAGCAGATGGTCTGTTAGGAACTCAATCAGAGTTACAAAAATTGTATACTATTAAACGTAATGAATTAAAAACACAAGGATCATAAAATGGCGACAGAAGCAGATTTGGAAAAAGCAATAGATCAATCTGTTGCACAAACAAAAGCACTTGGTGAAATTCAACAAAATAAACCAAAGTATGAGCAAAAAGGCGATCAGCTTGAGGCCGTGGTAAACCCAAACAATTCGTATGGTGAACCAAAAACTCCTTATGATTCAAAGTATCCATATAATCATTCTATAACATCCGAATCTGGTCACTCTATTGAACTAGATGATACACCAGGTGCTGAAAGAGTAGCAATAACGCATAGATCAGGAACATTCTCAGAAATTCATCCAGATGGATCAAAAGTTGAGAAAATTTTCAATGATAATGTACAGATTATTGTAAAAGATAATCAGGTGTATATTATGGGTAATGAACAAAAATCTACTCAAGGAAGTCTAAAATTATACATTAAAGGAAACGTGAAAGCACAAGTAGACGGTTCTGTAGAATTGGAGGTCAAAGGTAATTTTGCCATGAAAGTTGATGGTACGTTTAGTGCCATAGCAGATTCATTTAATTTTGTTGGTCCTATCAATCAAGTAGGAGATTTTGCTTCTACGGGGAATATCATTAACCAAGGTAATATTTCATCCGATAAAAATATTCAAGCAGAACTTGACTTTGTTGGACACAGAAATGTTATTGTAGATGGTTATGGAGATTATGGTGGAGATGTTACTGCCGGACCAGTAAGTTTACAGAATCATGTTCATATAAACGGTGGAGGAATAGGAAACAGCGGTCCACCTGCACAATAACTATAATAAATAGAAGATGGCTACCACACTACAAAAAATATATTCAGATTTGGATTTAACATTTGCAATGAATCCTATAACCAAAGACGTTTCTTTGAGTTATGATGACACCGCAGTGATTCGTTCAGTCCGAAATCTACTGTTAACAAACTTTTATGAAAGACCATTTCAGCCAGATTTAGGCTCAAATGTTAATGGTTATTTGTTTGAGCCAACAACAGTAATAACAGCTTCGGCACTAGAAACAGAAATAAAAAATACCATTTTAAATTATGAACCAAGAGTCAATTTAATTGATGTTAATGTGTTGTCGTTAGATGATCAGAATGCATTTTTTGTTGAACTACAATTCTTTGTTGGAAATAACACATTACCGTCATCTATTAATCTACTTCTTGAGAGGTCAAGATAATGGCAACAGCCAACTCAAGTATACAATTTGCAGATTTAGATTTTGCAGATATTAAATCAAGTTTAATTACTTTCTTAAAGAGTCAAGATACATTTAAAGACTATAACTTTTCAGGTTCGGGTCTTTCTGTTCTATTAGATATTCTTGCGTACAATACACAATATAATGCATACTATCTGAATATGGTAGGAAACGAAATGTTTCTTGATACTGCACTACAGAGAAGTTCTGTTGTATCACAAGCAAAAGTTCTGAATTACACCCCAAAATCTACGATTGCACCAGCCGCAACTATCAATTTGACATCGTATGGTGTTACGACAAGTTTATTGACTCTTCCAAAGTTTACGCAGTTTATCTCAGAAGCAATTGATGGTGTCAACTATATTTTTGTAAATGATGATTCATATACAGTTTCGGTTGTTTCAGGTGAAGCAAACTTTACTGATGTGACATTAAAACAAGGAACTCCTGTAGACTATTCTTTTGTTGTTGACACCACATCAAATCCTGAATTGCTATTTGAAATTCCAGATGAAACGATAGATACAACAACATTAAAAGTTACAGTAGAAGATTCCGGAACAAACTCATTTAGCACAATATATACGCAGGCAAGTGATGTATTATTACTAGACGGAACAAGCACAGTATATTTCCTACAAGAAGGATTGAACGGAAATTATGAAATATACTTTGGTGATAATATCATAGGTAAGAAGTTAATTGATGGAAATATTGTTCGTCTAAGTTATCTTTCAACCAACGGAACCGCAGCCGCTGGTGCTAATAGTTTCATTTTGCTTGATTCTCTCACAGGGTTTTCTAATACTTCTATATTTTCAATTACACCAGCAACAAATGGTGGAGAAAAAGAAAGTATTGATTCTATCAAGTTTCAAGCACCAAAGTCATACGCTGCACAAAATCGTGCAGTATCAAAAAATGATTATATCACATTAATTCAACAGAATCAATTAGGATATGCTTTTGATGCTGTTAATGTTTGGGGAGGACAAGAAAATGATCCTCCTGTATATGGACAAGTATTTGTGTCAATTAAGCCTGTCGGTGCGTTTACATTTACCGATACGCAAAAAGAAAGAATTATAAAGGATGTAATTGAGCCAATTTCTATTTTAACTGTCGATCCTGTTTTGGTTGACCCAGATTATACTTATTTAAATATAACAGCAAATGCTCTTTATGATCCAAGAAAAACAAACTTAACAGCAGCACAAATTAAAGATAAAATAAAAACTGCAATAGTAAGTGTAACCAACGATACACTAGATACTTTCAACTCAACATTCTTAGCTACTGATGTAAATGATGCGATTAAATCTTCAGATCCTTCTATCATAACAAATGAGTTGTCGCTAAGAGTTCAGAAAAAGTTTTATCCTACACTAACAGTTCCTACAAGTTATAAATTGTTTTTTGGCACAAAACTTCAAAAAGGAATGTTCCAAAGTGGGGTAACAAGTTTTCCAGCAATGGATTTTAGAGATCCAGAAAATGTTTCAAACATATTGAATAACGTTTATGTTGAAGAAACTCCATCTTCTACTGGTGGTGTTGAATCTATCTCTATTTTAAATCCTGGTATTAATTATCAAAGAGCACCTAAAGTTACTATCAATGGTGATGGTTCTGGAGCAACAGCAATTTCAGAAATTAATCCTAACGGTACAATCAAGACAATACGCATAACTGCAAAAGGAAATAATTACACTAGTGCTACTGTAGTTATAACTCCTACTGAAGGAGACACCACAGGAGCTTTAGGTGTTGGTGTAGCAAATATTGAAGGAAGATATGGTACATTACAAACATACTATTATAACTCAAACGGCGTAAAGGTTATAATAGGAACAGTAGGAACTATTGACTATGAAACAGGAATAATAGATTTAAATGCATTTGCTCCTATTGGTGTGACAAATGATTTAGGACAACTCACCATCAGTGCTACTCCAGTTTCTACAATTATTTCATCATCATATAATAGAATAATCACGGTGGATCCTTTTGATCCAAATGCTATTACCGTAAATTTAACAGCTAAGTCATAATAATGGCAACAGATAAAAAGACCTCGATATTAATACCATCGCAGCTCCCTGAGTTCATCAGGGACAATCCTGACTATTCTAAATTTGTTGAGTTTCTTAAAGCATACTATGAATGGATGGAACAGAACGGTCAAGCTTTGGATCGTTCAAAAAATCTATTGAGCTATAAAGATGTTGATGAAACGACAAATGAATTTATTGATTATTTTGTTAATGATTTTCTTCCGTATTTTCCAGAAGATGCATTAATAGACAAAAGAAAAGCAATAAAAATTGCTCGTCAATTATATAAAGCAAAAGGAACACCAGCATCGTATAGTTTTCTATTCAGAGTTCTCTATGATTCTGATTTTGAATATTTCAATACATATGATTCTGTTCTTAAAGCATCTGATGGTGCTTGGTATGTTGCGAAAAGTGTTCGTTTAGCTTCTGATGATCCAAACTTTCTTGGCACAAAAAATCTTAGATTATTTGGTGAAACATCAAAAACAATCGCTACAATTGAAAATGCTGTACTAGCAAATACAAGAACAGAAATTTATATATCAAATATCTCCAGACTCTTTCAGTCAGGAGAGTTTGCAAAAATTGTTGATGCGTTCAATCAACCAGTATTGTTTAATGGTGAAGTGCTTCGTGCTAAAATCATTGGACAAATTGGTCAAATAAGAATCAATCCAAATTTTAGAGGACAGTTATATAAAGTTGGAGATCCTGTTGTTTTTGTTGGTGGATTAAATTCAAATACTGGAATCGGAGCAACAGCAACAGTTGGTTCTGTAACACTAGGAGCAATACAAAGAATTAGTGTACTAGATGGTGGATATGGTTATAATGCAAATGGTAATACAGACATCATTTTAACAAATGCTGAAGGAGCAGCAGCAGAACCAGCAGGATTTGATCCTGCACAAAAAACTTTAGCTAATGTACGTTTAATTATTCCTACTAGCATTACTTTTTCTGCTAATGTACCTATAGGAAACGCAGTATATTCATTCATCAGCGTAAATTCTACTGCTAATGCTAATACAACTATAGCAAATGCATTTTCAAACACAGTATCATTTTTAGCTTATCCTATAAGTTCTGTTTCTGTTCTAAATGGTGGTGGAGGAATTAGTGCAGAAAATCAAATTGGTGTAGCAGCTATATCAACATACCCAACAAACTATACTTCTGCACCTGGAAATTTAGGTGCATTAGGAATATTAGGTCCTATACAAATAGCACATGGTGGCACGGGTTATGTTATCAATGATGTTATTACCATTACAGGAGGTTCTGGTTATGGTGCATTTGCAAATGTAACCAACGTAGCTGCAAATGGACAAATTACTTCAGTAGATTATGTTTCTGCTGACGGTAACTATCCTTATGGTGGAATGGGTTATAGTCTTGAAGCGTTACCTACACTTAACGTGGTATCAACTGGAGGAACTAGTGCTAACTTGTATGTTGATGGTATTTTAGGTAGAGGAGCTGATTTCGGATTAACAACTGATCGTATTGGAGCAATCACTACAATCAATACGATTAATCCAGGAGAAGATTATGTTTCTGCACCATCACTTTCTTTAAGAGTGCAAGACATTATCGTTTCAAATGTAGATTTAAATCTAATAGTTCAAACAGGAAATACAATTTTTCAAGGAGCTAATATAAACGTTGCAACTTATGTTGCTCGTATTGATTCTTTTAGCATACTTGAACCTAATTTAAATGAAGAACTATCAAAATTTAGAGTTAGAGTATATAATTATAGCACAACACCAAATCCTGCTTTACAATTAAAAATATCAAATCAGGACATGGTCTTAAATATTGATAATAATAATTATCCAGCAAATTATTTCTTTGCTGGAAGTCCTCAATTTACAAGTGGAATTAGAACGTATGGTGATGGAACAGCAAAAGCAGATGCTTCATTCCTAAATGGATTAACATTCAGTCAAGGACAATACCTAGATACTAGAGGTCAGCCAAGTGCATTTAGTATTCTACAAGATGAAGATCATAATCAATTTACGTATCAAATCACTGTAGAAAAAGAAATAGCGAAATACAGAGAAACTTTACTTAACTTGCTTCACCCGTCTGGAACTAAACTTCGTGGAAGATATGCACTCAAGTCTAATAACGAACTTGATTTGGATACAACTACAAGACTTCATTTTTGCAAACAGCACGATATCATTGTCACCAACAAATGGACCAAATGTTCACTCTGAAATTACTTCAATTAATCCAGCAACGAACACCATTACCATAGCAGCAAATACGTGGTTGACATTCCCAAATGTAGCGAATATTTCTGCGGTTTCTTCATGCACCACAATAAATATAGTATCACTAACTGGCACTTACAATATCATTAATAATGGTATTTACAGCAATACTGCATATCCTTTAAAAGACATTGTATATGTAGGAGATCAGGTAAGAGTAAACGGTGCCATAAGAACAGTTTCATCTATAAACTACGAAACTGGTAATATTGTTCTTTCTTCTGCGGTCACAGCAAACGCTGGTGCAAATCTAAGTGTGTTGAGAACTTTCTCTGCTGGTGGAACTCTTGGAAATCAAGGCCAAGTAGTTATCTATGGACCAATAGGAGTACAATATAATCCAGAACTCATTACTGAATCTGGACAAACAATTACAACGGAAGACGATAGAATCATCTTATTAGGATAAAACATGTCAACAGTAAAAATTTCGCAGCTACCAAATATTCCTGGTGGGTTAAATGCAAATACTTCAAACAGTCTATTTCTTGGGGTAGATATTCCCACAGGAATCACTGGTAAATTTACTGCAACTCAACTAGCAGATAGACTTTATGCAAATAACATTCTAAACGTTGGAGATAATCCTATTGTTCTTCCTGATGTTGTTGCACAGTTTGCAGGAGATTCTGAAGCATATCTACAAGTTAATCTATTGAATAGTGTAGCAAATGGTTCAGCAGATTATGTTGCAACTGCCGATGTTGGTACAGATACTACCCATTACATAGATTTAGGTATCAATAACTCAAATTATGGTACAAGTGCATTAGATGGATATTTGGTAGTTGCTGGTGACGGAACAGGTGATCCTGGTGGTAATCTGATGCTTGGTTCTATTACATCAGGTAAACAAATTGAGTTTATTATTGGTGGATTTGAACAAGCTAACGTTGTTGCAAGAATGATTGATGATACTGGTTTTAGATTGGTGAAAAAACCTATCATTTTTGCTGACGGAACATCTCAAAATACCGCAGCAGCATCAGCAAGCTTTTCACAAGAAGCTTTTGCTACAGCAAATGTAGCAGCAGCAAATACAGTTGCCATCAATACACTAGCAACAGCAGCGTACGGTAGAGCAAATACTGCTTCAGGTAATACTGTGGCGTTGCAAGCACAAATGTCCACAACGAATACCAATATTGCTTCAGTAAATACATTTGCTCAAGCGGCATTCAGCAAAGCAAACAATGCATTAGCAAACACCTCAGGAACATTTGCTGGAGATTTAACTGTCACTGGAAATGTTACAGTTCTAGGAACAACAAGTTCTACAGGTCCCATCACAACAGGTAATCTAATTGTAAGTGGTACTTCAACACTTACAGGCAACGTGTCAATGATTGCAAACACCTACATGACGGGTGCTGTAACTGTCAACAGCACCATGGTTCTTGCAAACAGCAACTTTAGTGCAACAGAGGCTGCCTTTAGAATTACAGCAGCAGGAAGTTCACAAATTCCAACGCAGTCCGGTACAATGATGCAAATAACCGGTAAAGCAAACACGCCTACTAGAATACTTGTTGATTCTTTTGGTACTTCAAATGCAGCATATTCTATCATTGCTGGTAGAAGTGCCAGGGGTACGGTAAATGCGCCAACACCAACACAGAACAATGATATTCTGTTGCGTATTGCTGGCAACTCCTATGGTACTACAGGATATGCACCATTCGGTGCAGCAAGAATTGATTTTGTTGCTACCGAAAATCAAACAGATACCGCACGTGGTTCCAGAATTTTATTCTACAATACTCCAAATGGTTCAAATGTTGTTAATCAAATCGCTTCATTTAATGCCGATTCTGTTTATTTCACTGGTACTGTAGCACCACAAAAAGGATTCATTTATACACCGACGATGTTACAAGGTGCTCAGACAGCCTTTACAATTGATTTTTCAACAACATCATTGATTAAAGCAGAATTGGTTGCGGATTTAACTATCACACTTTCAAATTATGTTTATGGTAAAGTAGTTGAGGTTTGGTTAACCAATACTAGCGGTAATCAGAGAACAGTTACTCATGGTTGTACAGCACTAAATTCTACTATCAATTCTACAACATTTAATATGTCGGCAACCAGTTCTGCATACTTGAGGTACTTTAGTATTGATGGAGATCAGGCAAACACATTCGTATCAGTTCAACACGCTTAATAAATAGACCATGGCAAATCAAAATATAATCACATACGGTGCAAGGCTAACAGGAGTCAGAGAGCAATACTATTCTCCTGTTTCTCAGATACTTGCTACAGACACTTTTGTGGAAACTTTTTATTGCTTTTTAGCAAAAGTTGATCCTTGGCCCAATGAAAATGTTCCTCCTATACCAACTCAAGATCAAAAAAGTCTAAAGAAAATATATAAAAATATTTTTGTTGCTAAAAAAGTAGGAACGAATAATATTTCTCCAGTAGTTGAACGAATTGATTGGGTAGCAGGAGAAACATACGATTATTATCGTGATGATGTTGATATGCTTGAGATAGATCAAAATGGATTCTTAGTAAGAAAATTTTATATCAAGAATCGTTTTGATCAAGTATTTAAATGTCTTTGGAATAATAATGATGGTGTTGTTTCAGATGAACCTTACTTTCAACCAGGTACATACACATCAAACAATTTGTATCTAGGTACTGACGGTTACAAGTGGAAATACATGTACACCGTTGATATTGGTGCAAAACTGAAGTTTATGGATACCGTTTGGATTCCTATTCCTATTGGTAGACCAGGACCAACATCATTATATTCTCCACCATGGCAAACAACTCCTGCAGGTTCGGGAAATATTGATGTGATTAATGTTCTTGATGGTGGTTCAGGATATAATCCAGCAAACAATCCAATCACAATAACAGTTACAGGTGATGGAACAGGTGCAACAGGAACAGCAACCGTAGTCAGTAATGTCATTACTAATATTGTGGTGACTAATCCTGGTGGTAATTACACTTATTCTAATGTAACCATAACTTCAAGTCAAGGTTCTGGTGCAGCAGCTATAGCTCCTGTTTCCCCTATATCAGGACATGGAACAGATCCAATATCAGAGTTAGGATGTTCCCGTGTAATGTTTACTATAGAATTTGATGGAAATGAAAATGGATTAATTCCTACAGATATAGATTTTCGTCAAATTGGACTTGTAGTAAATCCATATTCACAAGGAAGTTATCCTGATGTTGCAAATTCCGAAATATTCAAAACAACCACTGATTTAGTTTTGGTAAGTGGACTTGGAACATATCTAGCCGATGAAACTGTATATCAAGGATCTAGCTTATCAACAGCAACATTTACTGCAACAGTTTTAAGTTTTGATGATGCAACCGGTGTGCTTAGGTTGATAAATACAGTAGGAACACCAGTACCTAACTCTACAATTTTTGGAAATACGTCTGGTACCGCAAGAACAACTTTAACAATAAGTAATCCAGATTATGATATTTTTTCAGGACACATAATTTTTGTTGAGAATAGAAGCTCAATTCAAAGAAGTGTCGATGGAATAGAACAATTACGATTTGTATTAGGATATTAAGGAAAAAAAATGGCCCTAAATTTTAATGTTGACCCATATTATGATGATTTTGATCCATCAAAGAATTTTCATAGAATACTTTTCAAACCAGGATATGCTGTACAAGCAAGAGAACTAACACAATCTCAAACTATTCTGCAAAATCAAATTAGTAATTTTGCTGATGCCATTTTTAGTCAAAATACTCCAGTCTCTGGTGGAAGAGTTTCACTTAACTTTGCAGCTATAGGAAATATTGGAGCTTATTACGTAAAGCTACAAACTCAATTTTCTGGTGTTGAAATTGACGTTAATAATTTTCTAAACAAAGATATTCAAGATGTAAATGGAATTGTTCAAGCAAGAGTTATTGCTGTAGCAGAAGGAACTTTAATTGATCCTCCTACTCTTGTTGTAACCTACTATACTGGAGCTAAATTTAAGGACGCATCTACAATTATTTGTACCGATGGATCAAATTTTTCTGCCACTACTATAGGCACAAATACATCGGCTGAAACATGCACAGGTGCATCTTCAACAGTATCAATTTCAGAGGGTATTTTTTACATCATTAATGGTTATAACACTTCAAATGTTCAGAACCCAGATGGAACATATAACAGATATTCAATTGGTAATTTTGTAAGTGTTTTACCTCAGACAATTATTCTTGACAAGTATGCTAGTAATCCAAGTGGTCGTGTAGGACTTTCAATTACAGAAACAATTGTAGATTATATTGATGATACTTCACTTTTAGATCCTGCTGTAGGAGCATCAAATTATCAAGCACCTGGTGCAGACAGATATAAAATTTCATTGGAATTAGTTGTATTACCTCTCACACCAGGAAATGATGATCAATTTATTGAACTTGTCAGACTTGAAAATGGTAAAATTCTAAAACAAGTTGACGGAACAGTATATTCAGTTATTAATGATTATATTTCAAAACGCACATACGAAACAGATGGTGATTTCATCGTTAATGAGTTTAGTTTTACACCAACTGCAAATACTGTAAATCCGGATCTTTATGATTTAAAAATTAGTAAAGGATTAGCATATATTCGTGGGTACAGAGTAGAAAATCAGTCAGACATAACATTCTCTACCCCTAGAGCAAGATCAAATAACATTATTAATAACAATCAAGTTTATGTTGATTATGGTTCTTATGTGTTAGCAAATAATGTTTCTGGTACCTTTGATATTACTACAATGCCAAAGATTGATTTGCATTGTGTAGCAAATTCAAATATTGTTTCAACAAACTCAGTAACATATTCTGCTACTTTAATTGGTTCTGCATTCTTAAGAAATATTGATTATGAAAGTAGTGTATCAGATTCAGATACATCGTCATATTCATACAAAATGTATATTACTGATGTAAGTGCAAATACTTTAAGTGGTACAGCATTAGCAGCAGGGTCATCCCCAACAACAATTCAATTTAATGACACTAATGGAAAATTCTCTGCTGTAGCAAACGCATATTTTGGTGTTAAAATTTCCGCATTAACTTCTGGTTATACTGATGTTAGAGAAATTGTATCGTATGATGGAACAACAAAAACAGCAACGGTCGATTCACCATTCACATTAAATCCTACAAATTCTACTCAATTTAATTTACTGTTTTCAACAACAGATATTGAGTCTTTGATTAATGTGCCAAATGGTCCTGCAACACCTACCGTTAGAACTGCATCGGCTAACATACCGAATGCAGGAAAATTTAACGGATTGTTTACTGGTGATACAATATTATATAATCCTACTCAAGCGGAACTGCTGTTCACTGTTGGTTATCCATACGTATCAAATATTTCTGATAGTAGCTATATTTCACAAAAAGTTTTCAGATCAAAATCTTTCACCAGCTCAGGTGGAAATTTTGTAATGACTCTATCGCTTCCTGTTAATACTGCAAATATCAAATTTATTGGAACAGGAACATTATCGTCAGATGCCATTAAACAAAACTTTACTGTAGTTAATAAGGCAAATAATAGACAAATTCTAGATTTTGTATCTGCTGGAAATACTGTTGTTATTTCTTCCGACCAAAAAACAGCAACATTCACAACACCTGTTTATGGTACAACAACAGTAGATGTTATTGCTGGAGTTTCTGTAGGAAATGCTGATAACTCAACGTTAGTCTTAAAGGCAAAAAATCTTGTAGTAGGAAATACTCAGATAGTGAGTTATGCTGGTCCTACAGCGATTGTTGATGCTAATACCTATCTTGATCTGACAAATGGACAAATTTATATTAAAGAATCTGCGGTAGGAAAAACAACATCATTATATGTTTCTGATGTTAAGAAAATTAGAAAAATTATTAGTACAAAATCGTCAGTAACAGTACCAACAACATCAATGTTGTCTGATTCTTCATATGATGTAACTAGTTTGTTCTTGCTAGACAATGGACAAAGAGATAACTATTATGATTTTTCTGCTGTTAGATTGAAACCTGGAGCTTCTAGACCACTAGGAAATCTATTGGTTATTTTTGATTACTATGCACATACTGGAGGAGATGGATACTTTGATGTAAATTCTTATCTAACCCCAATATCTTCTTCACCAGATCAATATAGAGAAATTGGTCAATATACAAGTAAAGCGGGTATCAACTACAGACTTACTGACAGTTTAGATTTTAGACCAGTTAGACAGGCACCATCTGGTAGTGTTTCTTCGGTTCCATTTACTTTGGAATATACTGGGAATCCATCTGCACCAGACGATAGTGGTATCTTAATTCCTCAAAACCTAAGTTACTTTACACATGATTATGCATACTACTTAGGAAGAAAAGATAAACTTGTCATAACAAAAGATAATACAATTGATATTATTCTAGGAACACCTTCTGTTAATCCTACATTCCCGGCTGAACCTGACGGAGCACTATTGCTTGCAAAGATGACTCTTGATCCATATACAGGTTATATTCCAGGTGAAGATTCGACAACACAACAGACAAATTATAGTATAGAAAGAGTACAACATAAAAATTGGATCAAACGAGATATTACTGATTTACAGGATCGTGTTAACAATCTCGAATACTATACTGCATTAAGTTTGCTCGAACAAAATGCACAGTCACTACAAATTCCAGATTCAAATGGTTTGAACAGATTTAAGAATGGTATTCTTGTAGATGACTTTTCTTCATATGCAACAGCAGATACACGACTATCTGAAGGATTTAATGCTAAAATTGATATTGCGAAGAAACAATTGACACCTAGAAGTATTGTAGATAATTTAGCACTAAAAAATCCTATAGTTCTAAATTCATTGGGAACAATAAAACAGACAAATTCGTTTTATGTTCATACTATTGCCGGTAGTACAAATATATACACTCTACCCTACACAACCAAATTTATTACTGGACAAACACTAGCAAGTAGCGTAGTATCTGTAAATCCATTTGGTGTTATCAGAAATGAAGGATCTATGCAATTATGTCCTCCTATGGATAATTGGGTAGATAATCAACAAGCACCTGATATTCTAGTAGTGGATCCAAGACTACAATTATTTCAAGCTAGTGGAACAAATCTCATTCAAAATGCTGGTAACTGGCAAACAATTCCAGGAACAACAAGCCAAACTCTTGCTGGTACTTCCACAGCCGTAACCACTACTGGAAACATACAAACAACTACGACAACACAAACATTTAATGTATTTGGTAATCAAATACAAAATGTTATTAATTCGGGATATTCTGCAATTAATTCAACTATTGGATTAAACAATGGTTATATAACAAATATTGGGATACTTGGATACATTCGTCCACAAAGAGTCCGCTTTAGAGCATCAGGATTACTAGCTAATGCTAAATTAAAAGCATTCTTTGATGGAGTAGATGTATCTAATGACATTGTAAGTCCTAACATTATTAGAGTAGATAATGTATCTGGAGTTTTCAGAGAAGATGATATTGTAGGTTTCGAGATAGCTAATGTGTTTTATCCTGTAGGAAGAGTGTTGGGAGTAACACAGGTACCAGGAGCATCAACATCTTATAATTTGGCTATATTTGATATTGATGGTGCACCAGAATACCTAGCGGCAGCTACGCTAAGAAATGCTAGATTCGATGAAAATGGAGTTTATGTTTCAGGATCTACTACCGCTAGTGGACAACTATCATCTGGAGTTTCACCACTAAACGTGTCTGGAACAATTAGAGGTCCTGCAGGATCACTTATTACAAATGCAAATACAAATGCGAACTTAATTTTTAGATCCACAAAGACTGATGCTACTTGGGGTGATTTCTTAAAAATAAATGGTATGTGGGCAACTGGTAATAATATTACCGCATATCGTAGTTGGGATGCAACATATACTTTCACAGCAAACACTGGTGGTAACTATGTTATAGCTGCTAGTTCTTGGAGAGACACTACAGCACCATTTGTGAATAGAACAGCAACAATTACTATTGACGGAACTGTTCAAATAAGTGCTACTGAATTGTATAATGCGACTCCAACGGGAACTGTCAGTAAGACAATCTCGTTGACACCTGGAAATCACACAATAAGAATAACAGCAAATGGTTCTGGTACACCACTTGCCACAGTAGCAACTCAATCTGGCCTTGCATGTATTATAACAGAACCAGTAGGAACACCAGGAAGAAACATTGTATTCAATGCTTTATATCCACCTTCAGTAGATTATCCAAGCGGAACTCAAATAATCTTGCCTTTAGGAGGAGCATACTTTGATGGATTTACAAGAGTTTCTTTGGCCGCAGGAGCAAGTGAACAAGATGATTTTTATATTGGTTCAACTATAACCATAACTACAAAATATCTGTACACTTATCTGTCTGATGGTAGCACACTACAAATTCCTGTTCCATTTACATCTGGAGGCGCAGGAGATGGAGGAATTACTGTAGGAAGCAGAACTTATGTTGGACCTGATGGAAGAACTGGATATGTTCTACAAAGCATAGAAACATACACCGCAAATATCATAGATTATGATGGTCAATTAAGAATTGCGACTTTAGATACACCAGTCAATCTATCATTAGGAGATAATCAATTATTTGGAAACATTAATTCCACATACAGTATTAAAGGTAACCTTGTTAGTTTAGAAGAAGCAATTATAGATGGCACTACAGTACCAACTTTCTCTAGTGATGCTCAAGGTAATGTAACTGGTTTATTTGAGATTCGTCCAAATAGATTCAGAACTGGTGAAAGACTCTTTAGACTTGATAACAGAACTATATCTAATGATCCTCTAACTGCTACATGTTATGCAGAAGCAACATTTACTGCCTCTGGATTATCATCTTCTAGACAAAAATTAGAATTTGCTCCGTCAGTTGATGCTGGTGGTAAAACTTTTATACAAACCAATCAGAGAAGTGGTGCTTTCATAGGTACTGCGACACAAACAACTGTCACTCAGCAAGTAATAGCAGAACAAGGATTTAGAGGTTGTTGTTTCATTGCTGGAACAAAGATTACCATGGCTGATGGTTCTATCAAAAATATTGAAGATGTTCAAATCGGTGATGAGTTGATTGGTAAAGATGGTTCTGTTAATACAGTGCTTGAGTATGTCAGACCTGTATTGGGAGAAAGAACACTAATCTCTCTAAATGATAGCACTCCTTTCATAACCAATGATCATCCAGTCTACATGAAAGATGGCACATGGAAATCTTTTGATCCAGTTGCGACAAAATTAAAGTATAAAAAACTTTCTGACTGGAACATAGGTAAGTTGGAAGTTGGTGATGTCATTGAAACTGTAGACGGTGTAGGATTTAAAATTGAAACTATGTCTGAACATTCTGACAGAGATGATCTTCAAGTTTATAACTTCTCAGATTCTACATGCCAAGACTTTAGAGATTGAGAATATTGACATTACTCAATTACAACTTGGCGACGATATCATATGCTCCGATGGCTCGCTACTAAGAGTTGAAAGCATTGAATTTAAAGAAGATGCTCCAGAAATACAATTGTATAACTTTAGATTGTACGGAAACAAAACATACCATGTACGTATGAAAGGTAGTGATAAGTTTATCTTAGTGCATAACAAGTGCTTTACTTCAGGCACAGAAGTCCTCATGAAGGACAACACTTGGAAGAACATTGAAGATGTTGAAATAAATGATGTATTAATTGGTGAAAACGGATCTGAAAATAGAGTAAGAGAATTCCACAGACCAACTCTGGGACTCAATGATCACATCTTACCACATAAACTAAGACTGGCATCAATTAATGAATCAAACTTCTCTGTCTCAGAAGATCATATGATCAAAACAACCTCTGGTTGGAGAACACCTACAGTAGAAATGTGTAAGATTCTTCATGCTAAGACTCTAAAAGGAGACAACATTGATATTTCTCAACTGCAAATTGGTGATGAAATTATATGTTCTGATGGCTCACTACTAAAAGTAGAAACTATTGAATTTAAAGAAGATGTTCCAGAACTGCAACTCTACAATTTCAAACTATATGGAAACAAAACATACCATGTACGTATGAAAGGTGCAGAGAAGTTCATGCTAGTGTGTAAGATTCTACACGCTGAAACCTTGAAGAATGAAAATATAGACATTACTCAATTACAGCTTGGAGATGAAATCATATGCTCTGATGGCTCATTGTTAACAGTAGACAGCATTGAATTCAAAGAAGATGCTCCGGATCTACAACTTTATAACTTCAAACTACATGGAAACAAAACATATCATGTACGTTTGAAAGGTAGTGACAAGTTTATCTTAGTACACAATAAAGATCCTCTTGCTCAAACGTTCGCTGTTCCTAAAGACAATTATCCAAATGGAGCATTCTTACGTTCAGTTAAGTTGTTCTTCCAATCAAAACCAACTGGACCTAATGCTCCTGATGTTGAAGTGTATGTTGTTGGAACGACAAATGGTTACCCTAATGGAAAAAATTTAGATTATTCTGTAGCTAGAGTGAAGGCTCAAGATATTAAAATTTCAAATAATCCACATTGGCTTGATCCAGAAACAGCAACGGAATTCGTATTTCCTGCTCCTGTTTACATTCAAAATAGTATTTTTTATGCCTTTGTTGTATTTTCGCATAGTCCTGACTACACAGTATACTTTGGACAACAAAACGCTGTTGCCGTGCCTTCTACAACAAAAGCATTGCCAACCGATCCTAATCCTGCTAACCCAGGGAAAATTGGAGCAACTCCATATGTTGGTGGATTATTCGAATCCCAAAACGCTGTCACCTGGCAAGTTGATCAAACTAAACAAATGATGTTTGTAATTGATCAATGTGTATTCACCACATCAGACTCAAAAACTTTGGAATTCTCTTTACCTTCTGGTTTACCATTTAGAGCAATTGATGTTCTCAACGATATTGTTCATACAACCAGTCCGGCTAGCATCAATAATACTTATGGTAACTTTGCACAAAAGGTACCAGTTATGCGTTCTGATGCAGTAAACGTCACTACAACAGATTTTATTCCAACAGGAGCAGTAATTAAGTACACCGCAAGTGCAACATTAAATGATGGTGCAAATACTGTTGTTGGACAGTTCCCTGTGTTCCCAGGAAGACTTGGATCACCAACATATGATGATGTTGATTATGATGATGGAAGAGGACCAAGAGCGTTGCTTAGAGATGCAAATAACTCATTTAGACTTTTTGCAACCATGGCAACAGCAGATTCTAACACATCTCCAATTATCGCAGATGATGGTGTAAGTCTGTATAACATTAGATATGTGATTAACAATCTTGAACTGTCTAACAGCATGATTGAAATTGTAGATGGAGGAACAGGGTATCATCCAGCAAACGTAGTTGCTACTGTAAGTCCACCTGATATTGGTAGTGATGCTGCAACATGTGGAGTTGTTCTAACTTCAAATGTAATTACCAATGTGTATTTGACAACCTTTGGTTCTGGGTATGTTAAAACTCCTACAATCACAATTACTGGAGCGAATACAACTCCTGCTACCGTTCTTGTTCGTGGAGAGACTTCATCTGGTGGAGGTAATTTAACAACCGCAAGATACTTGACAAAAGTAGTAAAATTAACTCCAGACAATGAATCTGGTGATTTAAGAGTATTCTATACAGCATACAAACCTCTAGGAACAGAAATCTATGTGTATTATAAGATTCTGAATTCGGACGATACGGATGTAATTGATGATAAAGAATGGCAATTAATGACTCAGACAAGTACAATATCATATTCACTATCAAAACAAAATCTAATTGAATATGAATGTGCTCCTGGTGTCAATAATTTAGCAGATAACTTTATTTCATATACAAAAGGAACCGAAACTTACAATTCATTTAATCAGTTCCAAATCAAGTTTGTTATGACAACAGAAGATACAACAAATATACCTTTTGTGACTGACATACGAGCATTAGCTTTACCATCTGGAACAGGATTGTAAAATGGCACTAGTTAAAGTTACTGGATCAGAGTTTGTGAGAGACACTAATAATATGGCTCTCATAAACACGGATAATACTGCAAGAAATGAGTATTATGCTAAAATTCGTATGTTAAAGACACATAAAGATGAAATAAATACAGTTAAGGAAGAAATTGCTGGCATCAAAGAAGATATGAACGAAATAAAAGCTTTGATGTTAAAACTATTAGAAAAAGGCTAAAATGGCTAATACAGTTACTTTATTGAGCTATGCCAATACTTTTGGCGATTGGGTAGTTACTACAAATAAACTCATACAAGAAAATAATGATCTTGCTGCGAATAATTATGTAAAATCAACAGGAACTTTATTTCTTAGCTCTCCCACTCTTGGTCTCCAAGTAGCAAACAATGCTGTTGTTCAAGGACAACTTCAAGTTTCTGGTATTGGTTCATCTGCCTATATTCAAAAAAATATTCAGGTTGATGGTTCAATCATAGGAGCATCAAACAATTACTTTATTGCAAATGATGCTAATACAATACTTAATATTACTCAGTCTGGTTCAGGACTTGTATTAAGAATTAATCCTCAACCAGGAGGAATGGGTACAGCAGGTGCAAACTCAACTGTAATTGATGGCAACGGTAACGTGTATATTGGTTCAGCATTTGCAGGACCATTCAAACTAAATGTTGCTAATGGTAATGTTAATTTCTCGAATAATCTAATAGTTGGTCGTACTGTTAATTCGCCTATAATAGTAGGAGCAAATAATGTTATTGGTGATGTAGTATCAGGAAATACTAGAGTAATATCTCCTGTCGTTATAGGTACCACATCTGTCACAAGTAATTTTATTACAGCAAACACGCAGATTAATACACCTACGGTTGTAGCTTCAAGTAATGTTATTAGTAGTATAATATCAGCAAATACTAGAGTAATATCTCCTGTCGTTATAGGTACCACATCTGTCACTAGTAATTTAATTACAGCAAATGTATTAGCAACGACACCAGAATTAATAGTAACATCAAAGATAGATGCAAACCAAGCATTTATATATGCTGATAGAACTGTTTCGAATACTGTAGTAGTTCAAGGAACTTTCTTCATTAATGGTGATACTGCATATAACTCACCTACCTTTACAATTAATTCCGCAGAAATTATTGCTTCAAATGGAAGCTTTATTAATGCTAGAGGACCATTATCAAATGCTGAAATAAAATGGAATGAGATTAATGATTGGTGGGAGCTTAAAGATGTAAATAATCCTATTAGCTATTCTAAAATACTAACAGCAAACTTAATTAGTGATTCCACCGTATTACCAAGTTCTAATAATATTGCAAGTTCTGTAACAGTAAATTACTTACAGAATGTGTCAAACACACAAAATGTTTGGATCAATAATACTAATACCTTTGCTTCTATGGGTGCATTTACTGCTAACCAAGCATGGGTAGGTGCTAATACTGCTAATGGTAACATAATAGCATTGCAGTCACAAATGTTTACTGTAAATGCTAATGTTACTGCTACCAATAGCCTAACTCAAGCAGCATTTAATAGAGCAAACAATGGTGTTTTCAATGGAACGACTGGTGCTGCTACTGGTTCTGTTGGAGTTATTTCATTCAGCAGTAATAATGGTGTTACAATATACGGTTCATCAAACGTACTTAATATTAGCACATCACAAGATTTAAGAAGTACAGCAAGCCCAACATTCGATAGTTTAACTTTAACCAATCCACTTGCGATTTCACAAGGTGGTACTGGATCAACATCAGCAGCATCAGCACTTACTGCACTTCTTCCGACAGGAACAACTGCTGGATATATTCTGACTACTGGTGGTCCAGGAAGTTTCTATTGGGCAGCAGGTGGCGGAGGTGGTGGAGGTGGAACCACTCCAGGAACAACGATTAGCTCCTCTCGTCTATCATATATTGCAAATGGTGTAACCTCAGCATACACGACACCAACGTATATACCGGGAGCGGCTCAATTAAGAGTGTATTTTGATGGTGTTAGACAGTTTGCCGCAGGCTATACAGAAACAAGTAACACTAGCGTTACGTTTACAACTCCTGTAACAAGTGGAATTAATATTCTTTTTGAAGTTGATGGATATATCAATAACCCATATTATGCGAACAATATTGCATACACAATTAATTCAGATATCTCACCGACAGCGAATAGTATTCAATTAGCCATTGATGGATTAACATCTAAACTAGTGACTTATTATGCTAACACGAATGGTGGAACTCAAACATTCACTAATGTTGTACTTGCACCAACACCTACAATTAATAGTCCTTCTGGTAATACACAAATAGCTACAACTGCATTTGTCAATAATAAAGCAAACTCAGGTGTAACATTTACTGCAAGCATTACTGGTTCTGCTGGCTCTGTTGCTAATACAGGTATTGTAGGATTAATTACAAATGCACAATTAGCAGGACCCATCGGTATGACAGTAACCGATGACACATCAAGTTCAAGCACCAGTTATATTACATTTACTCAACAAACTTCTGGTACAAGTTTCAGTTCTAATGTTTCAAGCACCAAATTGACGTTTGTTCCATCAACTGGAACATTGTCTGCTACTATAATGACAGCAACATCAGATAAAAATCTGAAAGAAAATATTGTAGGAATTTCTGATGCGTTGAATACTGTCATGCGATTGAAAGGTGTTGAGTATAACTGGAAAGATACTGGAGAAAAAGGTATGGGTCTAGTTGCTCAAGAGGTTGAAGAAATTCTTCCTTATCTTGTTTCAGAAAACGAAAATGGAAAATCAGTCATGTATCAAAATATGATTGGATTGTTAGTTGAAGCTATCAAAGAATTAAAGCAAGAAATAAACACACTCAAAGGTGATAATAAATGACAACGAAAGTAACAAGTTTAGTATTAGCTAATACTGCCGTTACACCTGGAACTTATGGTAGTACAACACAAATTCCTACATTTGCTGTAGACGGTCAAGGTAGAATTACTTCAGCAGCAAATGCTGCTATATTATTTGGTACTATGGCAACTCAAAATTCAAGTAATGTCAATATTACTGGTGGTTCGGTAACTGGTATTACTGATCTTGCTGTTGCGGATGGTGGTACTGGAGCATCTGACGCTGCAACAGCTAGAACTAATTTGGGTCTAGGTACTGTTGCGGTTGAAAATACTGTTCCTGTAGCCAAAGGTGGTACTGGTGCTACTGATGCTGGAACAGCTAGAACTAATTTGGGTCTAGGTAGCGTTGCAGTTGAGAACACTGTTCCTGTAGCCAAAGGTGGTACAGGAGCTACTGATGCTGGAGGTGCGAGAAGCAACTTAGGCTTGGGTACTATGAGTACTCAAAATAGTACAGGAGTAAGTATCACAGGAGGTGCAATAGCATCACTTAGTACTTTTTCAACCAGTGGTTTCTCTGATGCAAACTTGTATGGATCGGTTTCGATATATGGTGGAACAACAGGAGAATATGAAACATTTGCGTCAACTACAAGTATGTTTTCTAGTAGTCCAGCGGCAGATGTGGATTTAGGTTCATACATACTCTCTAGTTCCTTTTCTTATACAGTGTTGAGAATCAAAACTCAGGGAATATATATTCCAAATGCTTTTAATCCGGTCAATCCACTCCCATCAAGACTTTATAAAGACTTTTCTGTTGGAATATGGTATAATCAAAGTACAGGTGTTTATACAGTAGATTTTGGTACAAACCTAGTTGCTTTTAATAGCGATGGCACCAACTTTGCTGCGGGCGCCTGGAATTCTGGTAGAGCCGCTATAGTAGGTGCTGGAACAACTTCTCTTGTGTATAGATTTACAAATAGAGCATCACCAGCAGCAGATTCGTCAACTTATTTCTATACTTTATTCGAGATAACAAAATGGTAAATAACAATATTTTACAAGCAAACGGTATGTCAATATATCAGCATACCTATAAAAATTATCAATTACATATACTTGTTGATCATAACAGTAAATCAGTTCAGGTACAAATTATAAATCCTCAGAACTCTGGCCATTGTGTGTTAAACAAGGTTGATATTGATGAACAAGTTGACTTAAATGATCAAGCATCTGCGATTGCAGCTATTGTATCATGGAGTGAACTTGATGATAAAATTTTTAGGGCACAAAAAATCTTTGAAGATTGTCCTGTAGAAGAATAAATTAAAAAATGATAACAAGAGTTAGAAGTTCTACGTTAGCTAATACTGCGGTTACAGTAGGATCTTATGGTGGTGCGTCACAAATTCCTTCGTTTACTGTAGATCAACAAGGTAGAATTACTTCAGCAACAAATAATGCTGTAGGCACCGTGCAGATTTCTGGTGGTGGTACTGGTGCTACTGATGCGCCGACAGCTAGAACCAATTTAGGCTTAGGTACTATAAGTACCCAATCAGCAGCTTCAGTGAATATTACAGGTGGTAACATATCTGGTCTTGCTACTTTTCAGCTTGGTACAACCGCTGCCGGAAAATTATATCAAGACATGTTTAATGCCAGTTTTACTGAGGCAACAGCAACTCAAGATATTGATATATGGCCGTATTTAATCAATAGTTCTGCATCATATAACTTTGTAAGAGTAAAAGTTCATGGAGCATATTGGCCTACTAGTAATCCAGTAACTCCAGCTCAATCAAGACTTTATAAAGAATGGCTAGTTGGAATATGGTACAACGATAGCACAGGTCTTTATACAGTAGAAGGTGGTTCATTAACAGCTAGTTTCAATTCAGATGGTACTAACTTTCCTGCTGGTGTATTTAATGGAGGTAAAGCTTTTATAGCAGGTACTGGTACATCTTCTGTTGCAATTAGACTTGGAAATAGAACCTCACCAGCGGTAGGTTCGTTTGCTTATTTTAACGTTTTGCTAGAAGTGATGAGTTGGTAATTATATTTTATAAATTAAAAACATAGAGGAAAAATATGCCTGCAGGTTATCAAGATTTATTTCTAGAACAAGGTACAACATTTACTACGCAGATGACTCTTGCTGATGATACTGGTGCACCTTATAATCTTACAGGCTTTACAGTAAGAAGTCAAGCAAGAAATTCTTATTATTCGTCAAATGTAGCAATTAATTTTACTGCAACTGTATATAGTGCAAACTCTGGTGTTATTCAATTGTCTGCAAACTCGGCAACAACGTCAAATGTTTCCACTATGCAAAAACTAGTATATGATGTAATTATTACTGAAACATCAACAGGATCAGTTACTAGAGTTCTTGAAGGTCAAATATTTGTTTCACCATCTGTAACAAGAAACTAAAATGCCAAATGTAATTGTTAATCCCGTACAGCAGATTAGTGTTAGAGTTAATCAAGGAAACCAGCAAACGGTTTACAGCACGGCATCATTTGTTGGGGCGAGTGATGCTGCGGCTCAAGCGAATACCGCTTTAGCATTAGCTCAAGCAGCCTATAACACAGCAAATACTAAAGTAAGTAAGTCTGGTGATACAATGACAGGTAATCTCGTATTTGCTAATTCAGCCACAATTAGTGCAGTTATTGACGGTGGCATATTTACATAAATAAAAAGATAACAATAATAAGGACGTAACATGGCCTCTAATACCGAAATTCTCATTAAACGCTCGTTCTCTACGGCATCTCCGGCGAACTTGGCGGCAGGTGAATTAGCCTATTCTTACACCTCTAATAATCTGTTTATCGGTACGGCAGATGGTACAAATGCATTACAGATTGGTGGATTTAAAAATTTCACTAATATCACTCCCGGAGAATACGGTTCCACCACAGCAATTCCAGTCCTGCGTATCTCGGCAAATGGTTTAGTTACCAATGTAACTACCTCTGCAATTGCAAGTACGCTTAATATTTCTGGTGATACTGGAACTGATGGAATTAATCTACTTACAGAAACTCTTGCCTTTGCTGGAGGAGACGGTTTAACATCAGCAGTCACAGCAAATACAGTAACGTTTAATGTAGATAATACTGTTTTCCGTGCAAATACTCCTATTGTTACACAGTACATTGATTCTAGCGTTCAAATCGCAGGGAACTTAACAGTTCTTGGCACAGAAACCGTCATCAATGTTGATACTATTAAAGTTGATGACCCATTAATTCAACTTGCTGCAAACAATACTTCTGACGTAGTTGATATTGGTTTTATTGGTCACTACTATGATGGGGTACAGAGACATACTGGTTTCTATCGTCATGCACAAGACAAACAATACTATCTGTTCAATAACTATACGACAGAACCAACATCAAACGTTATTACGCCGTTCTCTGATAGCTTTGTACTAGCAACATTAAGAGCAAACTTAACTGCAAATACGTCTAACGTACTAAATGTTCTAACACTTCAGTCCGGCTCTCAGTTGTATGCAAATGGTTCTTCATATTTTGCAAATGCTCCATATTTCGATGCGGGAGCAATATTAGATGATAACCTAGTTATCAACTCAGCGAAGCGTTTACGACTAAAGAATAACGATAACTCCGCAATAGTTGATATTTACAACGATGGTGGTGCTAATACAAATCTTCTATATGTCAATAGTGATATAGAAACATCAAGAAATCTATATGTCGCCAATCGTATCTACGGCAATCTAAGTAATAACACTCTCTACTTAGTACCAAGTGCCAACTATGCACCCGAAGTAAACGATCAATACATTATTGTTGATCCAACAGCACCAAATCACATACACCTTCGTGCTGGTGGTGCAATAGATTCTTCTAATGCTGAATTGTTCTTAGGTGGTGAAAATACTAATGTTCAAGTGAGTGATAATGCCAAAGAAACATATATTACTGCAAATTCTCATTATTGGACATTTAGCAATGATGCTAAACTAATATTACCTAACGGTGGTGAAATTTATGGTGTTACTGGAACTATATTTGTTGACTCCATACAAACAACATTTAGTGGTAATACAACTGCTAACGGTACTGTAACAGTTGGTACGAATCTTTTTGTACCTAATTTACCAAATAGTGCAACAGCAAATCTAGTTTACTATGATGCTGCAAATGGAAGATTTAGCTATGCAAGCGATAATGCACTAACCCCAACATCGATTGCTAATGGTGCATTCTCACTATCAATTCAAAGTACAGATGGATTATTAGTACATAATGGTGCAGGGTTACAGTTAGCTAATGGTGCAATCATCAAAGATACTGCGGGTGACGCAGTTGCCTTTGGACAGAATGCTGGTACAATAACTCAAGGATTACAAGCAGTTGCAATTGGTGATTCTGCTGGTTATAATAATCAAGGTGCATATGGTGTTGCAATTGGTTATGGTGCTGGTAACGTTAATCAAGGTCAAACTGCTGTTGCTATTGGTATCAATGCCGGTATAACCAATCAAGGTGCTTATGGTATTGCGATTGGTAATTCTTCTGGTGGGGGACAAGGACAATACGCTATTGCATTAGGTTATGATAGTGGAGGACAACAAGGTGCATCTTCTATTGCTATCGGTGAACAAGCTGCTAAAGGTAATACAAGTGCAGCCGGAATCAATTCTATCTCAATAGGTAAATTTGCTGGCTTTGAAACTGCTGCTGCTGGTAGTATTATTTTGAATGCTTCTGGATCAAATCTAAGTTCTACAGTAGCAGGATTCTTTGTTAATCCAGTTCGTTATACAGAAACACAAGATGCTACTTATGATGGACTTGCATTCTATAATTCAAATACAAAAGAGATTCGTTACTCATATGTTCTCGATGGAGGCAGCTTCTAAATACAATGATTATATAATTTTCTAAATGATAGGAGTTTGAAATGAGTCAGGAAAAGTATATTGAATATTATGTGGATGTAATGTCTAAGACCTTGCAAGATAGCATCGTCAAAAGCATTTCTCTACAGGCAAATTTAAAATTAACTGAAAATATTATTAAGGAGTTGCAAACAAAAGTTGAAGAATTAACTATTTCTGTTGAATCTTCAAAAAAAGAATTAGAAAATACAAAAGCAGATAAAAATGCTAATGATAACACTAAAATTCAGCAACTTCAAAATGCAAATAATGAATTAAATAATACGATTAATAATTTAAAAAATCAAATAACTGATCTTTCAATTATTAAGTCTGAGTATGAAAATGTAAAGCATCAGTTACAACATATTGATACATTTACAAATGAATTGAATAAGACCCGTGAAGAATTGACAAGTGTGCATGGAAAATATGGTTCTGAAATTAAAGAACTAAATGACCAAATTGACTATTTAAAATTAACTCCTGCCAAAAGAAAAAAAATTGATGAGGCTAAGGCCGCACAAACAGTAGTTGTTAGTGCAGAATTGGAAGAATTAGTAGTATCGGACGAAATCATCAAGGACGGCGGAAGTTTTTAATAAATGTCAAATACAACAATACAGTTAAGAAAATCAGGACAAACAGGTAATACGCCAGCTAACCTAGCACATGGTGAGTTGGCGATTAACTATGCTGACGGTAAACTGTTCTATAAGAATGGTGTTGGTATTAAGTCAATTGAAAACCAAAAAACGTTTTCAACGATTAATGCTAACAACTCTCTTATCATTGCTACAACACCAACAGATATCTTAAATATTGTTCCAGGCAATAATGTTACGATATCAACAAATACAATTTCCAAGACAGTCACAATTAACTCTACTGCAACTGGTGGTGTAGAAGATACTGTTGCTAGAGAATTAGCACAAGGCGCATTTACTGCTGCAAATACCGCAGGGTCAAATACTGTATATCTACAAGCAGTTAACGATTCACAAAATACCAACATTACTGCGGTTAATACTTTTTCTAGCTCCGCATTTGATTCTGCAAATGCAGGAGTAAATCTAGCAACCGCTTCTTATGCTCAAGCCAATAATGCTTCAGGCAACACCGTAGCATTACAGGCGCAGATGACAACAACTAACACTAACGTTACTAGTGTTAATACATTTGCACAGTCAGGATTTAACTCAGCAAATGCAGGAGTTACTCTAGCGGCAGCAGCATATAACCAAGCCAATACCGCATCAAGTAATACAGTATACTTACAATCAATCAATGATTTACAGAATACTAATATCACTTCTGTAAATACTTTTACTGGTTCTGCATTTAACTCAGCAAACGCTGGAGTAGCATTAGCTACCTCCGCATATGGTAAAGCTAACGCTGAAGGTGAAATTAATAATACGCAGAATACTTGGATTGCAAATACTAATACTTTTGCACAAGCGGCATATAATTTTGCAAACACACGTTTCAGTTCATCTGGTGGTACAATTTCAGGCAACGTAACAATTCAAAATGATTTGAGTGTTTTGGGTAATGTTAATTTTATCGGAAATGTTACTTCTGTAACTGTTACAGGTAACAGTGGTCAGTTTTTCGGTTATGCATCAAATGGA